CGGGGAGCTCGAGGAAGTGCCGTGCGGCCGCGTAAAGCGGAGCCAGGAGCCCGGCGAGCACGAGGCCCGGCATCGACTCGGCAATCGTCGCCTTGAGCCCCTCGACGCCTTGCAGCTCGACGACGACGGCCGACACCACGCGAGCGGCGACGGCGTCCATGGTGTTGAGGGCCTGCTGCGCGGCGACGTGGTCGCCAGCGACGCGCGCCTCCTTGAGCCGCGACCAGGCCGCTTGCGTCTCCGCCGTCCAGAGACGCCGGTCGGCATCGGCGACGACCTGCATCGTGACCACGATCCCGTCGACGGCTGGGTCCGGCTCGTAGGGGTGGACCTCTTCGAGGGCGTTGCCGTCGGTCATCTCTGCGAGGGCTCGCGCATCACGCGCCATCTGGCGCGTGTCGTGCTCTCTGAGGGCCGCGGAGACACGCGCGACGTACTCGGTGACCTGTTTCCAATCCGTCGAGTCATCGAGCGGCACACGCCTTTTGCGGCGTTGCTCGATTTGGAGCCTGCGAGCCTCGCGGAAGGCCTCGTGGGCCTCGCGGAGGACGTCTTGGAGTGGGACGGGCGTCCCTTTGGTGCCTGGATAGATGAGCAATGCGGGCATGTGCGCCTCATGGTGAGGGTGATGCGCGGCGATATCACACGCGCTGCGGGACGTCGACGATCGTGAGGGTACCAGAGAGGACGGGAAGATTCTCGTCGACGTCTGAGACCCACACCTCGTAGGGCCACCGGCCGGGCTGGAGCGCCGAGGCATAGTCCGCCGCGATGAAGGCGAACGTCGCCTCGCCCGTTGCTGGCGAGACGACCGTCCCTGCCTTCACCAGTTGCCCTTGGGCGCGCACGACGAGCGATACCGCGTATCCGGTCAGATTGAACGCTCCGCCGCCGCTGGATCGAACCTGGAGCGTTACGGATTGTGTGTGGCCTTGCTTGATCGTCAACGCCGTCATGGTGACACCTGTCCGAGTAGGGTGAGGGATGATGGCACGGTGCCGACGACGGGCAATGCTGCAGGCACGGTGCCTACCGCCGCGAGCGGGGCTGTGACGGTGCCGGTGAGCGCCGGGGCCTTGTTCGTGGCCCAGATGCCGACGTCGTCGAGGGTGATGGCGCCCGTCCCCGTCGTCGCTGGCGTGGTGACGACGCCGACAAACCCGACGCCGTCGAGCACGATCGCGCCGCTGGCGACGTGCGTCTGCGTGCCCGAGCCGAGCGCCGCGACATCGTCGAGGGTGACCGCGCCAGATGCGGCGACGACGGGTGAGCCCGCGCCCGCAACGGTGACGCTGTCGAGCGTGATGGCTCCGCTGGCGTCGATGACCGGCGACCCGCTACCGGCCACCGTGACGGCATCGAGCGTGATGGCCCCGGTGCCGTCGACCGATGCGGAGCCGACGTCGCCCGAGCCCGCTACGGTGACGTCACCGAGCGTGATGCCGCCCGTGGCGATGTGTGTCTGCTGTCCGCTGCCTGAGGCGATGACGTCGTCGAGCGTGATTGTGCCCGAGGCACTCACGCCGACGAAGCTTGCGCCTGAAAGCAGCGTCAGCAGCACTTTTTCACACCAGCGTCAGGAGTTGGTCCAGCGTGCTTTGCGTTTGCTCGATCTTGGCGTCGAGGTCGACGACAACCTCACCGTCGCCGACGAGATACGCGTGAGAGCGCGCTCCGTTCAGCGTGGTGAGTTTGCGTCTGACGAGGTCTATCAATTCTGCGATGGACACGGTGACACCTCACACGAGCGGGATGAGTTCTTGCGAGATGGTTCCGAGGTGCGATTGCAGCAACACGACGTCGTACTTGTCCGTCCCGTCGATTGCGCAGTATGCGGCCATCCGACCGCCCTGTGTTGCAGTACCGGCCTGGATAAATCCCGTCGGTGTGTAGGGGCTGAAGACGCGATTTTTTGCGTCGAATCTATAGATCTGGTTGATCTGCGAAGCGACGTACACGTTAACGTAGGTGAACCGGCCTTCTTGAGAGAAGGGCGAATGGCACCCGGTTGTGCCTGCACCAAAAACGTTGTTGCCACCTTCGTATGTGATCGCACCAGTCCACGCGCCGGTCGTACCGCCAGCGATGTCGAGGAGATCGAGCGTAACAGCGCCACCTCTGAAGAAGAAGCAATGCGAGTGTCGCGCATTGCGCGCTGGATCGGGCTGGATACCAAAAGACGGCGCCCACAGACATCCGATGCCGTTTGCGGCTGGAGCTGCGCCAAAGTACGTCGTCGACCAGTTATTTTGTAAAAGACTTGTCGTGCCGTTGTTCTGCGCCGCGTCGCTGAAATTGTAGACATACGTCGTCGTATTGCCAGCGGTGCGCAGTATGATCTGATTTGGCAGTTCAATTACGAACTTCGCCGACGTTGACGGAGTCGTAGCCCATGCGGTGCCGAGCGTGTAGACCGGCGATGCGCCAGCCGTGTGGCTCGCGATGATTCGTCGTTGGCCGACGGCCGCTGGCGTCGTCGTATCTTGCACGATTCGGATCTGAAAGTTGCGGAACTCGTTGGCCGCGACGACGGCGTCACCGCCCGTCGCTTGCCCCGTGATCGTCGACGCTGCGGCGGCCGTCGCCGAGAGTGCCTTTCGACTTACGAGGTTGTTGTCGTATTCGAATGAGCCCTTAATCATGCCCTCGCCGGGCTCGCAGTCGTATGGTGTGTATTGCTCGTCGAGGACAAGTAGCGCCGAGTCTGTGGCAATAGTTGGAAGACCTGTGGTCGTATAATTGATCGCCGCATTCGTCGAGACCTCAAAAGCCCGCCACGACGCACCCGCGATAGCGCCTGAGCCAAGCATAAAGACGCGACCGCCGAGGATCTCGTAGCGCGCTCCCGTCGCTGGCGTGAAAGTGAAGGCGTTGTCGACGGTGATTGTCGGCGTCGTTCCGCTTGTGTTTCCGACGATAAATCGTTCTTCCGTTTTGCCCGCCGTCGTGTCGATGATCCGGATCTTGAAGCCGAGGTCTCCAGAGCCGCCACGATTCGCGAGCATGTTGACGCCGACCGATCCGGGAAGCGCCGTCGAGATAACGACGCTCGTCGTCGTAGCGCCCGCTGCGATCGTGCCGACCGCACCAAACGACGGCACAAAGCAGCACGACGACGAAGCGGCAACCGCTGAAACACCAGAAGACACCGCGAGCTGCCATGATTTGGTGATGATGTTGAATCTGTTGAGAGCTGTCGTCGACACCAAATTATAAGCAAACGGATTGCGGCTGATGTCGCTGCGGAGGTCTGAGCACATAGACGTGCCCGCCGCGTGCGCGTTTGGTGCTGGCGCCACTTGCGCCCACATCATGCGGTCGAGCACTTTCTTGAAGGTGTTTGCCATGTCGTCCTCGTCGTCTTCAGGTGATGCGGGCGCGGTGGCAATCTGCCCACGCGCTTAGATTGGTTTGGTCGATAAGCATCGCGCCGTTTCGTCCGTCGATGTTGGTCAAGCCGGTCACTGTCGTGATGGTCCCCGCCGTGATGCTCGACACCGTCGACACCGTCGACACCGTCGTCACCGTCGTCACCGTTCCGCTCTCAAGCACGGCCGTCACACGCGAGCGGTCCAATGACATGTCGAATCCGACGGGCGACATGAGCCGTTCGAGGATGCGTCGAAGGAGCGACATCGCGCCCGATGCCTCTTGCACTGGCATCGGATTGCTCGCCGCAACATCGCCATCGTTGACGCCGTCGACGCCCTGCACGATCTTGACTCGTTGCAAGAGCGCGCCGCCGACGTCGTCGGCAGCAATGGTAGCGCCCGATCCCGGTGTGTATCCGACGTTATCCGGCATGATTCACCTCAGTTGTTTCCGTCGGTGATCGTCAGCGACATCACCTGGACGGGTTGACCGGACACGATTGACAGCGTCGTCAGGTTGAGATCAGACCCCGACGTGCCACAATCGCCGTCACAAACGAACGCGCCCGTGCTGTCGACGAGGTAGAAGAAAGCCGCCGTTCCGGTGGCGTTTGCGCTCGTGTCGCTGAACGGCGTCGTGAACGTCAGCACGCCACCCGACGACGAGCCGCAGGGGTCGGCGCAGGTCAGCTCAGCGAGCAGGGTGCCCGCTGGCGTGCCGCCCTTCGCCGGCTTGGTGCCCGAGTAGATACGCAGAAGACCCGCACCCGCGCCAGCGTCGATCGCCGCGC